CACAACTATGTATACCGTACCCAGATCCAGTCTGGAATCATTCTAATGTGTTCTAAAGATAAATTTTTTCAAAAGTTTGAGGTGTCTGACAAGGAATTTGTCGACTGCCAACACGCATTCCTGCGTAAAGTGGATCAATATTATAGGAATCAAAAAGATCAAAGAGACCAAAAAGATACAGAAAATAAGCAGATTAGCGAGGAAATTAGCCATTAATGCCATTTTATCCTCCGTATACTCTTTTTTCAATAAAATAAAAAATATTTTTTTTATTTTTGTAAAAGGGTGGGTACAATGGGTACAATGACTAGAATTGTTATGTACCAACATTTATTCAGTCGTTTTTGTACCCTACCCCCTATATTGAAAAAGGTACAATGGGTACAATAGTATCAAAAAGCTAGCAATACCAACAACTTAAGGGACGCGCGCATATGATTCATCATTTTCATTTTCCATTTTATAGGGGGGAGGGTATACACTAGTATGTTCAGGAAAAAATCTAAATATAAACATGTCTCCATCAATAAGAAGAAATATTATTTCTATAAAATTTCGTGGCTAGACATTACAGCGGACGGCGGTCATGCCACTAGAGAAGAGTTTGATAAGTTTGAATGTTCGAAGATGGTATCGTTTGCGTATGTGTATAAAAGAACTAAAAAGTTTTTATGGACGTTTGCTAGTTATGACCAAAAGGATGAAGTCTTTTCAGACAGAAATATATTTCCAGTTGGGTGTATTACCAAGATGGAGAAGCTAGATGTTTGATGATGTGGGAGACGTTGACTACTTAAGTGAAGAAAAGTATAACATTCTAAAGGAGAAATATAACAATATGCCAAAGAAAAAGAAAAAAGCAAAGAAGAAAAAGAAAAAAGCTAAAAAGAAAAAGAAAAGATAATGATAGATAGAGATCATCACTGGCTACAAACGGCGACTGATGAAGAGCTCGAAGAATTTTGGGCTGAAGAGCAAAAGATTGAAGATGAGGAAGAAGAAAGGTCTATTGCTAATGAAGAGGACGCCGAGATCGAACGACAGATTGAAGACGCTCAAATTCGAAAGGCTGAACAAGAGGAAGAAGATGCTGAGATTGATCGTCAGATTGAAGACGCTCAAATTCGAAAGGCTGAAAAAGAGGAAGAAGATGCTGAGATTGATCGTCAGATTGAAGAGTTTGAATCAGGTAAGAATTAAGATGTGGAATCCGAATCAGATGTATGTTTTGGGGATGGTAGTTTTTCTACTATTTGCTCTTTACTGTTTGAGTCTGATTGCTCACTAGACTGTCGAGCTAAAAGTTTTTTAGCTTCTAATACTTTCTCGTTCTTCTCTCTGATTATCTTCATCTTTTCATAGAGTTGAGCGAGATTCATGTCATCAATTTTTCCATGTCTCACAATCTTCTGGTCTATATAATATCCTGCTACTTTCCCTCGAGCTATTTCAGTTGTAGCTGCAGCGGCTAGATTCCTATTGTCTTTTTTGCCTCTATCTCTAATCTTTCCGAGCTCTTCTAAATGCCCTTCAAAAGTGACGCCATATTTCTGCCTTACTTCATCTCTGAGATTACTAATGTAGGCGCATACAAGTGGATACTTAAGAGGGTTGGTAAGATCGGAGCCAGCTACTGAACACCAGTTGCCTTCGTTAGAATATCCAGCGAGTTTTGCGGCTTCAGTTTTGGTGATGGGATTCCCCTCTACCCCATATACAATGAGGTTGGCAAATTTCATTTGCTTAGGTGTCAATTGTTTTGGTGGTCCTTTTGGCATAGTTATTTGACAATATATAATATTTATTTTATAAGCGCAACAGAATGGCGATTACAGGAAAGATTCTAAATCACGTCATAAAGAAATTTATGGTATCTGAAGTAGCTCAGAACGCGAGAGTCCAAGTGGAATTACCAAACGGTGAGATGTACGATATGACGGACATTTTACTACTCGAGAATGTAATTTTGGGCGATAGTGAGACCCATCGATTGGTTTTTCGTTGTAGGAAATCTCCTTATAATATTGGCAAAATCATCGGACGTTTATAGCTTTCGATTAGGGTAGTTAAATGGCTCTCAGAGAAAGACAACTTTGGAGAAAATTAAAAAATGCGACTGCCTCAATTTCATGGACCAGACTGGAAAACTGGGCTTTATTTGGTACTCCTGATCTATTGGGCTATACTCGTAACGGAAACTTTTTCACTCTTGAGTTAAAATCTACAAACTTAAAAAACCCTAATTTGGTTAGGTTCTCTCCTCACCAAATATCTTTTCATATTAAGCATAAAAAAAATACTTTTATCCTGGTAGCTTGTGCCCTGGACCAGCTTGTACGCTTGTACCCTGGTTCCCGGATCCTTGAGCTTGTGGACTCGGGCTTGAAGCTTGAGCCCTCGGCTTGCGGCTTGACGTCTTGCGTCTCTTTGCTTGAGGGCTTGTAGGCTTATAGTTCGGGGACCTCTTATTCATCACCCAGTTTATAGTTCTATATCTCATTAGTGTAATCTATATTGAACCTCTGTGACATCTCGAGACCAGCACGCGCGACAGCTGCCGCAGTTGTTGCCTTGTTCCGGGGCCGGGCACACGTGACCAGCTCGCGGCCTGCTTACGACTGTGCTCCAGTGGGTCCAGGCGTTGCCGGGCTTCGTATCATTTTTTGCATTGCTTAATCTAATAATTAAATTTGTTGGTATTATGTCTGGATCTAGAAACTGTAACAATTTCCGCTCTTGAGTTGGCAGCCAGTGTTGTGTATCCGGCGTAAGCTTGCAGACTTCAAATATATTTTTGAGATGCTCGGGCCCTTGCAGGTCTCCAGAGTCATGCCATCTAAAATGTTTTTTACCTTTAATTAAAACAGCCATTGCCTGGACCCAGTCCGGATGTGTTATTGATTCCAGCCGCCTGGTTAAGGCGTCCTTAACGTTTGGAAAATTGTATCGACCTTTGAATGCATAACAGCCATAGCACGGTGTGCCGGGGATCTCGCGCAGCTTCGCGCCAGTGATGCATGCCCTGGCCGGCAGGTTATATGAGCCTTCAGGCATCTTGCCTGGAGCTGACAACCCTCCGGTGATTTTGCTTGCTTCTTTTTTATTCATAATCCTACTTTATCCCAGAGCTTGTAGACTGTCAAGCTTGAAGGCTTGGACCCTGATTCTTTATGGGCGGGCCCACCCCTCCGGAGCTTGAAGACTTAGCTTGTGGCTTTTTACTCTTCGTCTTCTTCCGGTGTTTCAAATGAATATGTTACATGGTCCTTGGTTACTTCACCCCGGAACCACTGGACCGGGCATTGATCTAACCAATCATGAAACTCTTCAGACATTGGGCTAGCTTTCATCGTCCTCGTCCTGTATTAATTCACCTTGATGCATACCCTGCTTAACCTGGTCCGCAATGTGCTCAAGATCTGCATCATTGGGCTTATAGTTTGGGTAGTCGTGGATTTTTAAGCTCCACCAGCCACGCTTAGTCAAGTAGCACCATATATTGTTTGGGGAACTGCCGGCTAAACCAAGCTAATCCCTTCTCGACTGTTTTATATTGATGTAGGGCTTCAGCGCCTTTAATCACATCGTACACAGCTGCCGCGTATCCTGGCACTGTGGCCTTCTCTCCACTGAATGGATTTTCGATTGTAACGTCCTGCTCACCGTCGAGTCTATAATCTGCATCCTCGAACGGGACCTTAACTTTTTTTCCTCTTACTATTATTGTTTTCATATGTCCTTCCATTGTTGTGATACTTTGGCAAGTTTACCGAGCGGAAAAATATCAAACGAGCTCATCGATCCCACAATATCCCAGCTCCCAGGGCCTGTCAACTATAAAATTTTTTTTCTTGTACTTTAATGGGCGGGCCCACCCGCTTGGGATCTTACTGATTATTTTTTATTTTTTTTCAGGCCAAGCCCGATTTATAATACACGAACCTGTGCACATAGGCTGGTGATGTATCCACGAAGCTTGACCCCAGATCCTAATAGATGAAATCTCATTTAAGAGGCCGCGTCACTACTAGGATCTGGGCTCAAGGGCGCGCTAAATTATTGGTCTGTGAAGAAAAATAATAGTTGCGCGCCGATTGGCATTGGGATTATTTAAAATACATCAAATAGATATAAAATATATAACCCGAATAATCCTAAAATCGGATAAAACCATAAACTTTCTACCACCAAAATATCACCCATAAGCCGAGAGCAATACAAGAAATATTTAATGCCCATAACCATCTAGGCCAAAAGGAAAAAATTTCTCTTAGTGGCTTTCCATAAATTATCATACTTTCTTTCTGTGGCTTGCAAGCCGTTTTTATACTGCGCTTGCAAGCCAACTTTAATTGTTATTAATAGTTTTTATTCATATTAAATTAACAGAATATCTTATATATTACTTGACTAGGGATTGTCAATAGTTTAAAACTTTATTTTTAACTTAACAGAAAGGTATAACATGGCTAGAGTAAGACTAAATCAAGAGTACAGAAATAAAATCGCAAATCGTATGCGAGTACATCTTGAACAAGAGGAAACGCAAGAGAAAGAGAAATATTTTCAAGCGAGGGAAGAAATGAAACCTTTGCAAGATATAACTTGGAAACTTGCGAAAGAAATAGTGAGCCGACACTATACACCTGAAGATATTAAAATGGCATATCATCTACAAAACAAGTTTGAAAATGTGGACACTATTGCGAAAGATAGTTGCTTCCATTTTGGTTATCAAGGTCAGGTCGAGGATAGAGATCAAAACGATAAACCAATAATGAAAGATAAATATATTGAAAGTCATTTTGATTTTAAACTTGATGGAAATATTAATGGCGAGGAACATTCCAAGTCGGAAGATTTTGGATATGCTTATTTTCGTGACGAATTAAAAAATCGTGACGGCTGTAATCCAGATATTAATATTGAAATGAAAGACAAGGAAAGAAATCCACACCAAACAAAATTTCAAGATGCAAATGCGAAGTATCTTGGAACTAATGGCGGAAGCGATAATCAAACTTCCTACGCAAGAGAGTGGAATAATGATTATGTTTTGGATTTGATTGGTCGTGAATATTGTAGAGATAGATCAATCGCCTGTAATAAAGAGGAATATGATACTCTTATGTTCTGGCAACAAAAGAAAGGACATTTAATTACTTGTCATCAAAAATGGATTGAAAGTGTTTTAAATCAAATGAAAGAAATTAAACTTGGTTTAAAAGGTTATAAATATCTTGATGAAGCGATTGAGTTATGTACTGAACTTGGCTTGTCGGTTAATGACGCAGAAATAATCAGAACGAACTCAACGGGCTTGGTCATTTACAATCCGAAAAATCTTGCGGACAGAATAAAAGGTATGAAGAATAAAAACATATCAAGAGAGCAAAAAATTGCTCTACGCAAGGCATATAATCAACAACATTCAACGCAATAATTATTTTTTCTAAGCATTGACATATCTGGGATAAATCCTTAAAATCCCAGATATGTTTAACAATAAAGGAGAAAGTAAAATGTCAAATCTAAAAATAGACATCATTAAAAAAGTAATGATGTTAGACACAAGACAAGAACTTCAAAATGTTCTTGATGTTGTTGGCAATTCAATAAGTAGAGAATTGGACAATGATGATAAAGAGCAAGCTGAGTTTGCTAAATGGAAAGCTGAAAGAGGTAAAAATGAAATCACTTTCTAAAGCAATCTTTTACATTAAATATTACGCCGATAAACATAAAATGGTTATTGAGCGTAAAGCAACACTTGATGAAAATTGTTTTGAAGGACACCATAAAAAGTTTGGTTATCCATACAAAAAGTATATTGATGTATGGGCAACGGAAGAAGTTAACAATGGTCTACCTCAATACAGAACAGCAAGTAAAAAATGGGAAATAAATGAAACGCAAACTCTCATCAACAATTAAAGCTTTGCCAATATATCTTCAGCCGAAAATACTTTCGGCTGTTGCATATATCCATGAGAGTTATCCTGATATGAAGAAAGCAGTTGACAGAATAAATACTGTCCGAGAGCATTTAACCGATAAAGAAGTTATGTGGGTTATGTCGCTTTTAACTTTTGAGAAACTATTGGACATGGTTAAAGATAGTCCTGAGTTTACAAATTTTTCTTCCTCTATGAAAAAAAGGACAATAAATTAAATGAGTGATTTAAAATATTGTCAGGGAACAAAGTGTCATGAATATAGAACTAAAGACAGAATAAAAGGAACTAAAGGTTCTAAGGCTTATCATACCAGAAGAAGAAGTAATTTTTGGTATGGTAAAGGAAATTTCTGTTCTTTAAATTGTCTAAATGATTGGCTTAACCAAAACATAGATCAGGCTTTAAATCATTTCGGAAGGGTAACCGAAGCGAAGAAAGTTTTTTGTGATCAGGCTTGGTATAAGTATAGAGATTGGCGAGGTTATGACGACAGTAATTACTACTTCGTTAATGATTTACTTGGTAGGAAGATACCAATTACCTCACAACAATATCAAGATGAAAACTTAACAACACCGAATAACTTATCCCAATAAGTTAAACAGACAAGGCGCTGAAATGCGCCTTGTTCTAATATCATGTCAAGCTAAATCTCATAATCTCCCATGTTATTATTGCATAGCTCGCGCTAGTTGTAGCCATTCTGGGCGGGCCCACCCCCAGAATATCCCATGCAAAAACTGCATAGCTCATAGAGGTACCATTGGGCGGGCCCACCCTTGGGGGAGGGCCCACCCCCTCCCCCTTAAACAAGAAAAAAGGGGTCCCAACTTTACCCTTTATTGCTTAATTCAGACTCTCATGGTAATACTTTTATAAACGATGATTCCTATGAATGATGACATAAATTTTATAAAAAAATTACCATTAGATGAACAAAAGGATTATTTAAAAGCTTATTTAAAAGCGGATCAATTAGAGACCCAAACCAGAGTCAAAAATGATTTTTTAGAATTTATTAAGTATATTTGGCCAGAGTTTATAAGTGGTCATCATCATAAAATAATTTCTG